TTAACGCAATAATGGACAATCTGGTGGTAATCGACAACGCAACGCCGCCGGAAGTATTTCAATATGAAAGTTTTGTCCGCTCAACGGTTCGCCATCAAGATTAAAAGTGATTTCGTGTGGGGCTTGTATATCAAACCACGACGAAGCGCCTTCGATAATATTCGGGTTATCTTCGTCAGATTTTAAGGTTGATACGAGAGCCGGAAGAATTTCATCGCCGGTAAAAATGCGCAGTTGCAGCAAGCCATCGTTAATTAACGCGTTCGGACACAATTGCTGACCGCCACCGGCCTGACGCCCGTTACCAATACCAATGACCAGGGCGTCACCTTGCCAGTGAAAGTTTTCACCGCGGATTTCACAACGGTCCGGTTGCAGAGTATCCATGCGCATTAAGCCATGAATGATGTAAGAGACGCCACCCAGCGCGGCTTTTAATTTTTCCGGCGTTTCTGTGGTAATACGCGTCCCAAATCCGCCTGTCGCCATATTAATAAAACAGGTTTGTTTGTTGACCTGCGCCATATCTATCGCAATGGCGTTACCGGCAATTGCCAGTTTCAGCGCCTTATCCAGTGCCTCAGGAATCCCTACACTGGTGGCAAAATCATTGGCGGTTCCTAATGGCAAAATTCCCAGCGCGGGTATGTCATCCCCCTCACACTGAATCAACGCCGTAGAAACTTCATTAATGGTGCCATCGCCACCACCGGCAATCACCGTTGCGACGCCCAACTTCCGGGCCTCCTCTACATATCGTGCGGCATCGCCTTTCTCCCAGGTGACCCGCACATGGATCGTCATTCCTTCCTCACGCAACAGCATAATTGCTTCGCGCAAGGGTAGATTGTCAGTACTTTTGCCATTAAGAATCAGTAAGCTGGCGGGAAATTCTGCCATGATCGTATGTGCCTTTATGATTGGTCTGTAGATAGTGTAGAGCAGAAAACAAAAGGTGGAGTCAGAACAGGATGAAAGTCGGAGGATAAAAAGTCAGTTCAAGTATGGAGGATTCAGTGGTTACCACCAGGAGCTTGCAATGGGGACAGCGAATACTAACGGCTGCCACCGATAAATTTCAAAAAAGAGCATATGCCTAATATTCAACCAAACAGTGGCATCTTAAATATACTATTCCAAATATATTAAAGCCCCCATGGAGTTACCCTGAAGGGCCTCAATGTCCGTAATTCCTACTTATGTAGGAAATGTTGTACAGAACATTTATTATAATCCTATTCAATTATAATAATCATGCCATTATTATATTTAAACACTAGAGAGTGTCGTTGGTATTTAATGGGGGAAGGTGAGATGAAAAAGATAGCTGCTATATCATTAATTAGTATTTTTATTATGTCTGGTTGTGCTGTGCATAATGATGAGACAAGTATCGGTAAATTTGGTCTTGCATATAAAAGTAATATTCAGCGTAAACTCGATAATCAATACTACACCGAAGCCGAAGCTTCTTTAGCCAGGGGCAGAATATCTGGTGCAGAAAATATAGTAAAAAATGATGCAGCCCATTTCTGTGTTACTCAGGGCAAAAAAATGCAGATAGTTGACCTGAAGACAGAAGGTGCAGGATTACATGGCGTCGCTCGTCTGACATTCAAATGTGGAGAGTGAGAATATTTTTTGGTAAGCATCAAACATGCGCGTTCTGGTTGTGCTTAGCCGGAACCTGTGCGAGCACGATGCCGTTACGTGAAAGGCATCGTGCTATGAAGGGAGATTCTATCGATGTGGTCAATGGAAGACGGTGACCAGGGATAGGGCTTATGCATAAAAAATAAGCCCGTGTAAGGGAGATTTAGGGTGTCACCAGTAGGGGCTTTCAACGGTACAATGCGGGTTTGAGCGGCATAAATTACCACTGAAAGCCCTTAAACGTTACTCTACTGTGGACACTGTGTGGACACTCTCGGCCTCAGTACCACCTCTTAACGGATTAAGAGAAATGGCGTCCTGAAGGTACTCTGGCGCAAAATGAGCGTAAACCATAGTTTGCTCAATCCGTGTGTGACCTAGTATCCGTTGTAGCGTGATAATACTTCCTCCATTAATCATGAAATGAGTGGCAAAGCTGTGCCTTAGTGCATGTGTGGCTTGCCCCATTGGCAAATCCGGTTTTATTGCTTTCATTGTTCGTCTGAAGCGAGGGTAATCAGCATCAGGGAATAAAAAACCTCGTTTGTTATCCGCGATCATTTTGGCAACAGCCTCTGAGATCGGGACGGTGCGTGGTTTGTTTGTTTTCGTTTTAACAAACGTGACGCGGTTATGGATGATATTTTCTGCTTTCAAACGAGCTGCTTCTCCCCAACGTGCTCCAGTACTCAGGCAAAGAATCGCAATCTTTTTGTTGTCGCCGTCAAGAGCCGCAAGCAGTAAGGCAATTTCTTCCTGCGTGAGATAGCCTGTGTCTGGTTTTTCCTCCTTAAGCCTTTTTGTCCCTCTGATAGGGTGCTCACCAAAGAATAACTCCGCTTCAATCAGGGCTGTAAACATGCCGCTAATACATGTCAAATCACGATTGATACTCGAAGGTTTAATACCCTGGCTTCTTCGGGTGGCGCAGTACTGGCTGATAAGCGATTTCGTAATTTGAAATGCGCATGGGTCATTCGTTATTTTTGTGAAGATTTCAATTTTTCCAAGATTAGATTTCCCATGCTCTTCGTGTTTACCCTTTAAATCCCACCAGATCTGTGTCAGCTCCGACAGACGTCGCTTGTCTGTTGGTTTTGATAGCCATTCTTTATTGTGGTGGTTGTACAACGTGTATTTCTCGAAAGCGACAGCTTCGCTTTTCTTATCAAACTTCCTACGGATGCGTTTTCCATTACGTCCAGTAGGGCGGATGTCCACTTCATATCGACCATCATCGAGTTTTTTGATTGCCATCAGAAAACCCTCCGAGTGGTGTGTTTTTTTGCGACTACTAATCGCTTTTTTCGTGGTGGCTGAAATTTAGCCACCAATAGTAGGCACTTGTAATGAATATATTCACGATGAATTGTTAACCAGTCTTTTGACCGGAGTGGGGCGACGTTGTTTCGTTTTGCCCAAAGTGTGCGAGAGCGGGCGCAATTTGCCCGGACTCAGGAGCGATCTGGTTGGTCATGAACCATAAAGTGTATTTGGTGAATTGTGGGGTCTGCAGGATGTTCATCATGACATCTGTTGGAGGTGTTGAACGACCACTTTCATAGTAACTCAGCGTGCCATACGGAACCCCTGTTAAATCAGCAAGTTGTTGTCTGCTCAAATACTCTGATTTTCGCATTAAGACTATCTTCTCGCTTATCGTGTTTGACATGGTGTTTAGATCTCAATAGTATTTAGTTTAGATGTAGATTGTTTAGTGCTTGGATGTGGGCACTAAAAGGCATTATAAGGCATTAAACGCAATTCATGAGGGCTAGAGGACGACATGAGCAAGCAAGTAACACTCATGACTGATGCGATTCCTTATCAGGAGTTCGCAAAACTAATAGGAAAATCGACAGGAGCGGTTCGTCGGATGATCGATAAAGGAAAGCTGCCTGTAATTGATATGACCGATCCACAATCAGCTTCAGGTCGTGCAGGTGAATATTGGGTATACCTTCCGGCATGGAATAACGGACTAAAACTGGCTTATGAAAGCCGTCCTAAAGAGATTCGTGACGGCTGGTTGATGTGGTTAGGTCTCGGTGAACCACGTTAAGGAGAATCGTATGAATGAGCCTCGTTGTATTGCTCAGTTATTGCGTAACGAAAGCCCCAGGGCGATTGACTTCACCATCACCCACGGTAAGGGGCGTAAGGGAATCATTATCCGCACCAAAAAACAGAGTCCGTTAAAAAAGGCTCTGACCTTTCTGAAAAGCCGGAGGGTCTGGAAATGACAGTGATGACGCTCAATCTCGTCGAAAAACAGCCAGCAGCTATGCGCCGGATAATTGGTAAGCATCTTGCCGTCCCTCGCTGGCAGGATACATGTGATTATTATAATCAGATGATGGAGCGCGAACGGCTAACAGTTTGCTTTCATGCGCAGTTAAAACAACGTCACGCAACGATGCGTTTTGAAGAAATGAACGACGTCGAACGTGAACGGCTGGTTTGTGCAATTGATGAACTGCGTGGGGCATTCTCAAAACGCCGTCAGGTTGGCGCAAGTGAGTATGCATATATTAGTTTTTTAACCGTCAGTCAGCGCCGTACTTTATTTATGCACGCACGACTGACAGAAAAAGAATTTAACCAGCCATACTGGCGAATTAATGAAGAATCATGTTACTGGCGTGATGCTTTATTCCGTGCATTACGTGAATTATTCAGCCTGTTTGAGTATGCGCCGACAATTCTGACGTCGGTAAAACCAGAGCAATATCTGCATTAAGTAATTAACCAGAGTTTTTAACGCACTTAATTGTGCGGGGCTTCTTTTTGCCTGGAGAAAGTCATGCATACAGTTTCTGAAAATCAGTGCGGTATATACGCATTACTGCTGCAACAGGCCAGAACCGAAGCACAGGCCGACGCTGCGACGCGCTTTTCTTCTCATCTTGACGCCATGATTCGCCACATCACAAAGGCGGAGTTATCCCGCGTGGAGATAGTCGAGCTGCTCAGTCAGGAGTCGGAAAAATTTCACAATATCGGATTGTCTCGCGGGGAGGTACTTTGATGTCTTGTTCTCGTTCGGTTGTATTACTGAATAACGCCTTAAAAATCGCCGTTATGAAAAATGGTGATTTGTCTCTTATTCAACTTGGTATTGATAAAGAGAAGCGCGAAATAACTGAATCTGTTATCGCAATTTATCAGAGTGAATTAAACCTCCTGTCTGATGTGGTCAATTTACTTGTTAAACGCGCTGTATTCCACAAGCAAGTTTCCTCAGTGGATGAACTGACAAAATTAATGACAGAACTCGCCAGTTATTGCGCTGATGAATTTAAGAAGCTGAACGACAAAAGGAGCTGGTAATGCCGGACAACGTAGATTTTATTCAGGAACAACAGGCTGAATTACTGGAGCGCCAGATTAACGCGGCAAGGGTAAAACATTGCTGTGCTTCTGCGCTGGTTTGCGAAGAGTGTGACGCGCCAATACCTGCTGCCCGTCGTGCGGCTTATCCGTCAGCCACGCGTTGTGTTTCCTGTCAGTCAGTCTTTGAAGCAAAAAACAAACATTACCGGAGAACGGCATGAGTATTCGTATTGAAATTGGCGAACGTTATGTCGTTACCAGTGACAGCTTTCAGTTTATTCTCCACGAGAAAAAGAGAGCGGAAAGCGGTAAAAACGCCGGTCAGGAATGGCTGGCGGTGGTTGGTTATTACCCGAAATTAAGCCAGCTCGTTTCCGGCCTGATGCATCACGATATTCTGACCGGAAGCGCAAAGTCTTTTGCTGATTTAAACGCGCAGGTTGAGCAACTCAGCAGGCGTTGTTCAGAGGCTTTTGGCTCATATGGCCGTTAAAGCCTCCGGGCGTTTTGTCCCTCCGTCAGCATTTGCCGCAGGCACCGGTAAGACGTTTGCCGGTGCTTATGCATGGAACGCGCCACGCGAGGCTGTCGGGCGCGAAAGACCCCTTACACGTGATGAGATGCGTCAGGTGCAAGGTGTTTTATCCACGATTAACCGCCTGCCTTACTTTTTGCGCTCGCTGTTTACTTCACGCTATGACTACATCCGGCGCAATAAAAGCCCGGTGCACGGGTTTTATTTCCTCACATCCACTTTTCAGCGTCGTTTATGGCCGCGCATTGAGCGTGTGAATCAGCGCCATGAAATGAACACCGACGCGTCGTTGCTGTTTCTGGCAGAGCGCGACCAGTATGCGCGTCTGCCGGGGATGAATGACAAGGAGCTGAAAAAGTTTGCCGCCCGTATCTCATCGCAGCTTTTCATGATGTATGAGGAACTCTGCGATGCCTGGGTGGATGCGCATGGCGAAAAAGAATCGCTGTTTACGGATGAGGCGCAGGATCATCTGTATGGTCATGTTGCTGGCGCTGCACGTGCTTTCAATATTTCCCCGCTCTACTGGAAAAAATACCGTAAAGGACAGATAACCACGAGGCAGGCATATTCTGCCATTGCCCGTCTGTTTAACGATGAGTGGTGGACTCATCAGCTTAAAGGCCAGCGTATGCGCTGGCATGAGGCGTTACTGATTGCTGTCGGGGAGGTGAATAAAGACCGTTCTCCTTATGCCAGTAAACATGCCATTCGTGATGTACGTGCACGCCGCCAGGCAAATCTGGAATTTCTTAAATCGTGTGACCTTGAAAACAGGGAAACCGGCGAGCGCATCGACCTTATCAGTAAGGTGATGGGCAGTATTTCTAATCCTGAAATTCGCCGGATGGAGCTGATGAACACCATTGCCGGTATTGAGCGTTACGCCGCCGCAGAGGGTGATGTGGGGATGTTTATCACGCTGACCGCGCCGTCAAAGTATCACCCGACACGTCAGGTCGGAAAAGGCGAAAGTAAAACCGTTCAGCTTAATCACGGCTGGAACGATGAGGCATTTAATCCAAAGGATGCGCAGCGTTATCTCTGCCGTATCTGGAGCCTGATGCGGACGGCATTCAAGGATAATGATTTACAGGTCTACGGTTTGCGTGTCGTTGAGCCACACCACGACGGAACGCCGCACTGGCATATGATGCTTTTTTGTAATCCACGCCAGCGTAACCAGATTATCGAAATCATGCGTCGCTATGCGCTCAAAGAGGATGGTGACGAAAGAGGCGCTGCGCGAAACCGTTTTCAGGCAAAACACCTTAACCGGGGCGGTGCTGCGGGATATATCGCGAAATACATCTCAAAAAACATCGACGGCTATGCACTGGATGGTCAGCTCGATAACGATACTGGCAGGCCGCTGAAAGATACTGCCGCGGCTGTTACCGCATGGGCGTCAACGTGGCGCATTCCGCAATTTAAAACGGTTGGCCTGCCGACAATGGGGGCTTACCGTGAACTACGCAAATTGCCTCGCGGCGTCAGCATTGCTGATGAGTTTGACGAACGCGTCGAGGCTGCACGCGCCGCCGCAGACAGTGGTGATTTTGCGTTGTATATCAGCGCGCAGGGTGGGGCAAATGTCCCGCGCGATTGTCAGACTGTCAGGGTCGCCCGTAGCCCGTCGGATGACGTTAACGAGTATGAGGAAGAAGTCGAGAGAGTGGTCGGCATTTACGCGCCGCATCTCGGCGCGCGTCATATTCATATCACCAGAACGACGGACTGGCGCATTGTGCCGAAAGTTCCGGTCGTTGAGCCTTTGACTTTAAAAAGCGGCATCGCCGCGCCTCGGAGTCCTGTCAATAACTGTGGAAAGCTCACCGGTGGTGATACTTCGTTACCGGCTCCCACGCCTTCTGAGCACGCCGCAGCAGTGCTTAATCTGGTTGATGACGGTGTTATCGAATGGAATGACCCGGAGGTCGTGAGGGCGCTCAGAAGCGCATTAAAACACGGCCTGAGAAGACCAAACCGTCAGCAAAGAAACGGAAGCCCGTTAAAACCGCATGAAATAGCGCCATCGGCCAGACTTACCCGGTCGGAACGAATGCAAATTACCCGTATCCGCGTTGACCTTGCTCAGAACGGTATCAGGCCGCAGCGATGGGAGCTTGAGGCGCTGGCGCGTGGGGCAACCGTAAATTATGACGGGAAAAAATTCACGTATCCGATTGCTGAAGAGTGGTCGGGATTTTCCTCAAACTAATAATGATGTTTGACAAAGAGATGTTGATGAGACTAAAAATTTTATTTGTCTGTATAACCATTCGGTTAGAGTACAATAGTTCCGAGTGATAGGAATACAAATAATGACTAAGTTTTCAATATGCGATTGTTATGGGTTGAATTAAAGGTAAATAACTATGTTAAATAATATAGGGCAAGAGGGGGTTCTTGCCCTTTGTTTATTTAAGCGGCGATTTCAATGTTGCTTTTATATTTTAAGAGGGCGTTTTTGGGAACTGCTGGCCAGGCTGAGTATCTATAATAGTTCATATAATCTTTCTCTATCAGTGTTTTTAGCTGTTTGTTAGCTTGAACTTCATCACCAAGTAAAAAGAATGCACACATGGCCGTAGCCCCTTTTGAATTGTTATGTGCTAAAACTGAATTTATCTCATTCTTTTTAATGTCTTGCCCTTCTTTTTTCTTGGCAACTTCTCTATTGATTATTAAAACATCTTTTTCCCTGTAATCTTTAATTTTTTCAAGGTTTTCATTAGCGATTTTAATTGTTTCTTTATAGTTTCCTGCAAGAAGATTGGTATAAGATTTTCCTAAGATATAATCACTAAACCCGTAACCTTTTTCATAAGCTTCATCAAGAAGAACTATCGCTTTATCATAATCGCCGTTTAAAGATGCAATATCAGATTTTAATTTTAAAATGGTGATTTCTGATTTGTTTCTTGGCAGGCTATCAATAAACTCCTCTGCCAATTTGATGTTGTTTTTATCAATTAGTAATATGTCTACAATACTGTTTGTATGATTATTTTTCCACGGGCAGTTCATGGCTTCTTTGACTAATTCAATACCAGCTTTGATGTCCCTGTTGCAGCCTATCTCATATCGAGCTTTAAATATAATGAAAGGAGCAATTCTTGCAATGTCGCTCTCTTCTTCATATTTATCAATAAAGCCTTTCATCAGGTTGGGAGTGTTTTCATCGAAGTCTGTTTCAAATAAAGATAGATGCAGTTGTGTTAAATATTTTAATATGTTTCTTTTTTTATTTTTTGATGATGTTTTGTAAGCGTTGGATAATGTATCTATGCATAATAATGTATCTTCTTTCTTTTGCAATGCGCAGGTGAAATCAGTATATAACGACAAATATGTATCGTGAGTAGGGTTGACCTCTTTTATTTTGTCAAGAAGTTCTTGTATTAATTTATTACAATCTTTCTTATCATGGCTTGATTGATGTTTTGTCTTTATTGCGTCATATTTTATTCTCCATGCAATATTATCCAGATCACTGCTTTGGAGTAAGCTTTTATCAATTAAATCATGTATTTCATCAAAGGTTATTAATTCTTCATCATTATTTTCTAGATGTAGAATAGCAATTCTGCTTAAATGATTCTTAAGATTTATGCTATATGGGAATTTTTCAAGCAATCCCTTAAGGTAATGTATTTTTGCCTTTAGATCTGTGAATATGTTTGCCCTTGAAAGGGCGTAATTTATATTAAATTCATCAAGAGCTATAAGATTATCACTAATTTCTAATGCTGACTTTGTGTCTTTTTGTTCTTCTTTTATTTCAATTAGCCTACGCAGATATTTAGACTTTATATTGTCACTATCAGCGTTATTGATTAATTCATTCAGTTTTGACTCTGCGTTTAAATAATTTTTATTTCTAATGAGGTTGTCAATGTATAACAAATTCTTAAAATCTTCTTCGGGGATCTTTTGATCGTCTAAATCACTTTGGGATAGCTCGTTTATTAATGACGATATGTCATGTGTTAGAGTGTGTTTTTTTAATTTTGAGAGATCAGATTTGATAATGCCATTTTTAGATAAGTTGTACTCATCTGTTATAAAGTTTTGGATCATCATCTCTCTTTTTGTGGATTTTTGATTCCCTCCAAAAGAGAGTGCGCAGCCTAATTCTAGGGCTAGTTCTGCCATCAATTCATCAAAACCTTCTATTTCTACCCAATAAACTTTATCTTGACCTAGAAGCCTAATAAGTTCTGGTGGGATGGAGTCATTTTTTCTAACGCACCAGTATACTCCATTTCTTAGGTAATCGTCCTGTTTTAATAAATGTTTTAAAACATCCATGATAGAGCTGTCATTGCCAGCATAACCAACAAAAATAATCCCGTATTCTTTAGTGAATTCAGTTAGTTTTTCACGAGTGTTACCTTCTAATGACTCGGTTTCTTTTAAAGAGCTTTTTATGCTATCAAATAAATAATCACCATGTAATTTTATTATTTTTGGCCTTGAAGAAGTAATTGAGACGCCTTTAATTGATGAATCATGTGCACATAATAATGGTCTGTCAGAAGAAAATTGATAAAATGCTTCATTTATTAAATCGTCAAAATTTGTTGTGAAGACAGTATCAAAAAACTTTGATTCAAATAGTTCAACGAGATAAGCATATCCAATTGAAGGTAATTTTTTGTCTACTTGAAGCTCAACAAATCTTCTGCGTTGAGATGGAAGATCAAATTTCTTTTCAAAAAGAGATGAGTATTCATTGTTTGGGTCGTACCAGACTGGATGGTTTTTGGATAGCCATTTTTTAGCTTCTTCGGCATCGACATATTCTTGATTGGATAGTCTTGTGTATATCTCTTCTCTCCATTTCGCTACTAACTCTTGACCAGTTTTTATTCCAGATGTAACGGATGCGCCAGCACCAAGAAAAAGTGAATAGTTAGGTGATGTACCTGATTTGATTTTTATATAATCAGCTAAATCTTTAATGGTTCTTTTTTTGGCAACCAGTTGTTCCTTGGTAGTATCACGATCAGACATTTTCCCTCCATAAATTATGTGTGAGAAGTGAGAATAATCCTAGGTGTGGTTATTTTTACATGAAATTCAATGGGTTTTCGTTTTTCTTACATGCGTTTTGTGACTGAGATCAAGCTATGAGGGAGGAATGTTCTTTTATTGTTCGCTAGAGGCTAATTGGCTAATAAGCTTTTACTAATCGTTTATGATGTACCATAGCGTTGAATGATTTTGCATGCATTTGTCAGATGTTTACTGATGTTGTTATGTCAGAGCTGGTGCGCTTTAGGTTATTTCATGCAACTGCATTAAAACCACCACATGAAGCGGGCGGGCGAGGCGGGGAAAGCACTGCGCGCTGGCGGTGGTGCTGATTTTATTTTTTCAGCGTCTGAGCGCGTCGTGATGGCGTTTAGATTGTTAGCCGGGGCGTTTGTGTCTGCGGGCTGTTTTGTGCGGTGGTGAGCGTGTGAGGGCGTGATGGCGGGTTGTAAAAAAGCCGCCCGCAGGCGGCGATGTTCAGCCGTTGTCAGTGTCCAGTGAGTAGTTTTTAAAGCGGATGACCTCCTGACCGAGCCAGCCGTTTATCTCGCGGATCCTGTCCTGTAACGGGATAAGCTCATTGCGGACAAAGACCTTTGCCACTTTCTCAATATCACCCAGCGACCCGACGTTCTCCGGCTTGCCGCCCATCAACTGAAAGGGGATGCGGTGCGCGTCCAGCAGGTCAGCGGCGCTGGCTTTTTTGATATTAAAAAAATCGTCCTTCGTTGCCACTTCACTGAGCGGGATAATTTTAATGCCGTCGGCTTTCCCCTGCGGGGCATAGAGAAACAGATTTTTAAAGTTGTTGCGGCCTTTCGACTTCACCATGTTTTCGCGAAGCATTTCGATATCGTTGCGATCCTGCACGGCATCAGTGACGTACATGATGTATCCGGCATGTGCGCCGTTTTCGTAATACTTGCGGCGAAACAGCGTGGCCGACTCATTCAGCCAGGCAGAATTAAGGGCGCTGAGATATTCCGGCAGGCCGTACAGCTCCTGATTAATATCCGGCTCCAGCAGGTGAAACACGGAGCCGGGCGTGAAGGCTGTCGGCTCGTTGAAGGACGGCACCCACCAGTAAACATCCTCTTCCACACCACGGCGGGTATATTTTGCCGGTGAGGTTTCCAGTCTGATGACCTTACCGGTGGTGCTGTATCGCTTTTCCAGAAACGCATTACCGAACACCAGAAAATCCAGCACAAAGCGGCTGAAATCCTGTTGCGAAAGCCACGGGTGCGGGATAAACGTTGAAGCCAGAATATTGCGTTTGACGTAAATCGGTGAGCTGTGATGCACGGCAGCACGCAGGCTTTTTGCCAGACCGGTAAAGCTGACCGGTGGCTCATACCATCTGCCGTTACTGATACACTCGACGTAATCCAGAATGTCACGGCGGTCGAGTACCGGCACCGGCTCACCAAAGGTGAATGCCTCCATTTTCGGGGCGCTGGCGGTCATTGTTTTTGCCGCAGGTTGCGGTGTTTTCCCTTTTTTCTTGCTCATCAGTAAAACTCCAGAATGGTGGATGTCAGCGGGGTGCTGATACCGGCGGTGAGTGGCTCATTTAACAGGGCGTGCATGGTCGCCCAGGCGAGGTCGGCGTGGCTGGCTTCCTCGCTGCGGCTGGCCTCATAGGTGGCGCTGCGTCCGCTGCTGGTCATGGTCTTGCGGATAGCCATAAACGAGCTGGTGATGTCGGTGGCGCTGACGTCGTATTCCAGACAGCCACGGCGGATAACGTCTTTTGCCTTGAGCACCATTGCGGTTTTCATTTCCGGCGTGTAGCGGATATCACGCGCGGCGGGATAGAACGAGCGCACGAGCTGGAACACGCCGACACCGAGGCCGGTGGCATCAATTCCGATGTATTCGACGTTGTATTTTCCGGTGAGTTTGCGGATGGATTCAGCCTGGGTGGCAAAGTCCATGCCTTTCCACTGGTGACGCTCAAGTATTCTGAATTTGCCACCGGCCACCACCGGCGGTGCCAGTACCACGCATCCGGCGCTGTCGCCACGGTGTGACGGGTCGTAACCAATCCATACCGGGCGGGAGCCGAACGGATTCGCGGCAAACGGCGCATAGTCTTCCCATTCTTCCAGCGTGTCGACCATGCAGCGTTGCAGCTCCTCGAACGGGAACACCGACGCCTTGTCGTCAACAAATTCACACATGAACAGGTTTTTAAAATCGTCGGCGCTGTTTTCACGTTTGAGCTGCTCAATGTCGAACAGTGTGCAGCCACCTTTCAGGGCATCTTCAATGGTGACAATCTGCCGCCACTGACCGTCCGCACAGAGAAGACCTCCGGCAAGGGCGTTATGACTGACGTCGATTTCCACGCGTTCGGCGGCGCTGGCGCGTCCCCGGTTGAACAGTTCACCTGACCAGAACGGGTAGGCGTCGTGCGCCAGCGTGGACGGGGTGGAGAAATAGGTCGAGCGCAGGTGACTCTGTGAGGCCATACCTGATGCCACCTTACGCAGTACCTGAAAATTCGGGATCCAGAAAATCTCGTCGACGTACAGGTCGCCGTTATGGCTCTGCGCGGTGTTGGAGTTGGTGCCGAGAAAAATCAGTTTTGCGCCGTTATTGCCCAGGACAATCGGGTCACCGGTCAGGTCAACATCAACCAGACGGGCAAAGGCGATGATGTATTCACGGAACACATACGCCTGCGTTTTACTGGCCGACAGAAAAATCTGGTTATGACCGGTTTTCAGGGCGCGCAGCAGCGCCTCGCGGGAAAAATAAAACGTCGCGCCAATCTGGCGGGATTTCAGGATATCGCGGATGCGGTGCTCAAGCCCGGCGCGATACCAGTGCAACTGATAGTCGAAAGACTGCTCAAAGAAAATCTGCTCCAGCTTTTCGATGGCCTCGTCACTGAAAAAATTCTTTTTCGGTTTGCGACGCCCGCCTTTGTTGCGGTTAGCGACGTTCGGATTAAGGTCTGCCTCGTTGCCGGTCTGACTGTAGCGGTTTACCCGTGCCAGTCGTTCAATCTGGCGTCCCAGCAGGTCAATTTCCTTGAAGTCACCGCCGGTTTTCTGCGGTTTGATGATGAGCTGGGTCAGTCGCGCTTCCAGACTCATTTCGACACGGCTGATGGGGGCAACGCTGTCCCAGCCGTCGCGCTGTTTCCAGCTCTGCACCGTCGGACGTTTCATCTGCAACATGGCGGCAATCTGCGGCACGGAAAACCCCTGCCAGTACAGCAGCGCCGCCTGACGACGCGGGTCGTGTAAAAGAGTGGTGTCTGTGGTGATGGTCATGAATACCTCGCCGTGATGAATACACGGCAAGGCTACTGAGTCGCGCCCCGCGATTCGCTAAGGTGCTGTTGTGTCAGTGATAAGCCATCCGGGACTGATGGCGGAGGATGCGCATCGTCGGGAAACTGATGCCGACATGTGACTCCTCTAATCACTATTCAGGACTCCTGACAATGGCAAAAAAAGTCTCAAAATTCTTTCGTATCGGCGTTGAGGGTGACACCTGTGACGGGCGTGTCATCAGTGCGCAGGATATTCAGGAAATGGCCGAAACCTTTGACCCGCGAGTCTATGGTTGCCGCATTAACCTGGAACATCTGCGCGGCATCCTGCCTGACGGTATTTTTAAGCGTTATGGCGATGTGGCCGAACTGAAGGCCGAAAAGATTGACGATGATTCGGCGCTGAAAGGCAAATGGGCGCTGTTTGCGAAAATCACCCCGACCGATGACCTTATCGCGATGAACAAGGCCGCGCAGAAGGTCTACACCTCAATGGAAATTCAGCCGAACTTTGCCAACACCGGCAAATGTTATCTGGTGGGTCTGGCCGTCACCGATGACCCGGCAAGCCTCGGCACGGAATACCTGGAATTCTGCCGCACGGCAAAACACAACCCCCTGAACCGCTTCAAATTAAGCCCTGAAAACCTGATTTCAGTGGCAACGCCTGTTGAGCTGGAATTTGAAGACCTGCCTGAAACCGTGTTCACCGCCCTGACCGAAAAGGTGAAATCCATTTTTGGCCGCAAACAGGCCAGCGATGACGCCCGTCTGAATGACGTGCATGAAGCGGTGACCGCTGTTGCTGAACATGTGCAGGAAAAACTGAGCGCCACTGAGCAGCGCCTCTCTGAGATGGAAACCGCCTTTTCTGCACTTAAGCAGGAGGTGACTGACAGGGCGGATGAAACCAGCCAGGCATTCACCCGCCTGAAAAACAGTCTCGACCACACCGAAAGTCTGACCCAGCAGCGCCGCAGCAAGGCCACCGGTGGTGGCGGTGACGCCCTGATGACGAACTGCTGACCGGCGTCAGTCAGTCCGGGAAAACCTTCACGATTAACTCTTAATTTCAGGAAAAACTATGCGCCAGGAAACCCGCTTTAAATTTAATGCTTACCTGTCCCGTGTTGCCGAACTGAACGGCATCGACGCCGGTGATGTGTCGAAAAAATTCACCGTTGAACCGTCGGTCACCCAGACCCTGATGAACACCATGCAGGAGTCCTCTGACTTTCTGACCCGCATCAACATTGTGCCGGTCAGCGAAATGAAAGGGGAAAAAATTGGCATCGGTGTCACCGGCTCCATCGCCAGCACCACCGACACCGCCGGTGGCACCGAGCGTCAGCCGAAGGACTTCTCGAAGCTGGCGTCAAACAAGTACGAATGCGACCAGATTAACTTCGATTTTTATATCCGCTACAAAACGCTGGACCTGTGGGCGCGTTATCAGGATTTCCAGCTCCGTGTCCGTAACGCCATTATCAAACGCCAGTCCCTTGATTTAATCATGGCCGGTTTTAACGGCGTGAGGCGTGCCGAAACCTCTGACCGCAGCAGTAACCCGATGCTGCAGGATGTGGCGGTCGGCTGGCTGCAGAAATACCGCAATGAAGCCCCGGCGCGCGTGATGAGCAAGGTTACTGACGAGGAAGGTCACACGACCTCTGAGGTCATCCGCGTGGGTAAGGGCGGTGATTATGCCAGCCTCGATGCACTGGTGATGGATGCGACCAACAACCTGATTGAGCCGTGGTATCAGGAAGACCCTGACCTTGTGGTGATTGTGGGGCGTCAGCTACTGGCGGACAAGTATTTCCCCATCGTTAACAAGGAGCAGGACAACAGCGAAATGCTGGCCGCTGACGTCATCATCAGTCAGAAACGCATCGGTAACCTGCCGGCGGTACGCGTCCCGTACTTCCCGGCGGATGCGATGCTCATCACGAAGCTGGAAAACCTGTCCATCTACTACATGGATGACAGCCATCGCCGCGTGATTGAGGAAAACCCGAAACTCGACCGCGTGGAGAACTACGAGTCAATGAACATTGATTACGTGGTGGAAGACTACGCCGCCGGTTGTCTGGTGGAAAAAATTAAGGTCGGTGATTTTTCCACACCGGCCAAAGTGACCGCAGAGCCGGGAGCGTAACCGATGACGAGTCCCGCACAGCGCCACATGATGCGGGTCTCGGCAGCGATGACCGCGCAGCGGGAAGCCGCCCCGCTGCGACATGCAACTGTCTATGAGCAGATGCTGGTCAAGCTGGCCGCAGACCAGCGCACACTGAAAGCGATTTATTCAAAAGAGCTTAAGGCCGCGAAAAAACGCGAACTGCTGCCGTTCTGGTTGCCGTGGGTGAACGGCGTGCTGGAGCAGGGCAAAGGTGCACAGGATGACATTCTGATGACGGTCATGCTGTGGCGTCTGGATACCGGCGATATTGCCGGTGCGCTGGAGATTGCCCGTTATGCCCTGAAGTACGGTCTGACCATGCCGGGTAAACACCGCCGCACCCCGCCGTACATGTTCACCGAGGAGGTGGCGCTCGCGGCCATGCGTGCTCACGCTGCCGGTGAGTCTGTGGATACCCGCCTGCTGACGGAGACCCTTGAACTGACCGCCACGGCTGACATGCCTGATGAAGTGCGCGCAAAGCTGCACAAAATCACAGGTCTGTTTCTGCGTGATGGTGGTGATGCCGCCGGTGCGCTGGCTCACCTGCAACGTGCGACACAGCTCGACTGTCAGGCAGGTGTCAAAAAAGAGATTGAACGACTGGAGCGGGAGCTGAAACCGAAGCCGGAGCCGCAGCCCAAAGCGGCCACCCGTACCCCGCGTAAGAGCCGGAGCGTGACACCGGCAAAACGTGGACGCCCGAAAAAGAAAGCCAGTTAACAACCGAATGCGCCCCGCGCCAGGGCGGCACGCCGGTCAGTGAGGGTGAATCACCTGACGCTGTACCGGCGTCCACCGCCCGACTTTTCAGAGGTAGTCATGATGACGCTGATTATTCCGCGAAAGGAGGCTCCCGTGTCCGGTGAGGGTACGGTGGTCATCCCGCAACCGGCAGGCGACGAGCCGGTGATTAAAAACACGTTCTTTTTTCCCGATATCGACCCGAAGCGCGTCCGGGAACGTATGCGCCTTGAGCAGACCGTCGCCCCCGCCCGTCTGCGTGAGGCCATCAAGTCAGGCATGGCGGAGACGAATGCGGAGCTGTACGAGTACCGCGAACAGAAAATTGCCGCCGGTTTTACGCGTCTGGCGGACGTCCCGGCGGACGACATTGACGGTGAAAGCATCAGAGTTTTTTACTACGAGCGCGCCGTGTGCGCGATGGCGACCGCGTCGCTTTATGAGCGTTATCGCGGCGTGGATGCCAGTGCGAAAGGCGACAAGAAGGCTGACAGCATTGACAGCACCATCGATGAACTGTGGCGGGATATGCGCTGGGCGGTGGCGCGTATCCAGGACAAGCCGCGCTGCATCGTGAGTCAAATCTGATGAAGACCTTTGCGCTACAGGGCGACACGCTCGACGCCATTTGTGTCCGGTATTACGGGCGCACTGAGGGCGTGGTTGAGACCGTGCTCGCCGCAAATCCGGGACTGGCTGAACTGGGTGCGGTGCTGCCACACGGCACCGCCGTCGAACTGCCCGACGTTCAGACCGCGCCCGTGGCTGAAACTGTCAATCTGTGGGAGTAACGCATGACAGCAGAAGAAAAAAGCGTCCTGTCGCTTTTCATGATTGGGGTGCTGATTGTTGTCGGCAAGGTGCTTGCCGGTGGTGAACCCATCACCCCGCGTCTGTTTATCGGGCGCATGTTGCTCGGTGGTTTTGTTTCGATGGTTGCCGGTGTTGTTCTGGTGCAGTTTCCTGACCTGTCACTGCCTGCGGTGTGCGGCATCGGCTCCATGCTGGGTATCGCCGGTTATCAGGTGATTGAGATTGCCATTCAGCGCCGCTTTAAGGGCAGGGGGAAACCGTAATGCCGGTAATTAACACGCATCAGAATATCGCCGCCTTTCTCGACATGCTGGCGGTGTCCGAAGGGACGGCGAATCACCCGCTGACGAAAAACCGGGGCTATGACGTGATAGTCACCGGACTGGACGGAAAGCCGGAAATCTTCACCGACTACAGTGACCACCCGTTCGCGCATGGCCGACCGGCGAAGGTGTTTAACCGTCGCGGTGAAAAATCCACGGCTTCCGGTCGCTATCAGCAGCTTTACCTGTTCTGGCCGCATTACCGCAAACAGCTTGCCCTGCCGGATTTCAGTCCGTTGTCACAGGACAGACTTGCCATTCAGTTGATCCGCGAACGCGGTGCACTGGATGACATCCGGGCGGGACGCATTGAGCGCGCCATTTCACGCTGTCGCAATATCTGGGCGTCCCTGCCGGGTGCCGGTTACGGTCAGCGTGAGCATTCACTGGAAAAACTGGTCACCGCCTGGCGTACCGCTGGCGGCGTACCGGCTTAAACGGAGTAAACACCATGAAGAAATTATCCCTTTCACTGATGCTGAACGTGTCGCTGGCGCTGATGCTGGCACTGTCCCTGATTTACCCGCAGAGCGTGGCCGTCAATTTTGTCGCCGCCTGGGCGATTCTGGCGACGGTTATCTGTGTGGTTGCCGGCGGTGTCGGCGTGTATGCCACAGAGTATGTACTGGAACGCTACGGGCGGGAGCTGCCGCCGGAATCGCTGGCCGTGAAGATTGTCACGTCGCTGTTTTTGCAGCCGGTGCCGTGGCGCAGACGGGCAGTAGCTCTGGTGGTGATGGTGGCGACGTTTATCTCGCTGGTCGCTGCCGGGTGGATTTTTACCGCACTGATTTATCTCGTGGCATCGCTGTTATTCCGGCTGATACGTACGGCCTGTCGTCAGCGTTTTGAGGGGCGGGAACCATGTCAAAGCTGATGATTGTGCTGGTCGTGTTGTTATCGCTGGCGGTGGCGGGACTGTTTCTGGTGAAGCATGAAAACGCCAGCCTGCGCGTCTCGCTGGACAGGGCAAACAATGTCGCCAGCGGGCAGCAGACGACCATCACCATGCTGAAAAACCAGCTTCATGTTGCCCTTACCAGGGCAGACAAAAACGAGCTGGCGCAGGTGGCACTGCGTCAGGAGCTGGAGAACGCCGCGAAGCGTGAAGCACAGCGCGAGAAAACCATCACGAGGTTACTGAATGAAAACGAAGATTTTCGCCGCTGGTACGGCGCTGACCTGCCTGATGCTGTGCGCCGGTTGCACCAGCGCCCGGCCTGCACTGACGCCAGTGATTGTCCACAACGCCTGCCCGAAAGTGAGCCTTTGCCCGATGCCGGGCAGTGACCCGGAGACGAACGGTGATTTAAGTGCCGATATCCGGCAGCTTGAGAACGCGCTGGCACGCTGTGCCAGCCAGGTAAAAATGATTAAACACTGTCAGGACGAAAACGATGCTCAAACCCGACAGCCTGCGCAGGGCGCTGACTGATGCCGTCACGGTGCTGAAAACCAGTCCCGAGATGCTGCGGATATTCGTGGATAACGGGAGTATTGCCTCCACACTGGCGACGTCGCTGTCATTTGAAAAGCGTTACACGCTCAATGTCATTGTGACCGACTTTACCGGTGATTTTGACCTGCTCATCGTGCCGGTGCTGGCGTGGCTGCGGGAAAATCAGCCCGACATCATGACCACGGACGCAGGCCAGAAAAAGGGCTTCACGTTTTATGCAGACATCAACAATGACAGCAGCTTTGATATCAGCATCAGCCTGATGCTGACCGAGCGCACGCTGGTCAGTGAGGTTGACGGCGCACTGCATGTGAAGAATATCCCGGAACCTCCGCCGCCGGAGCCGGTCACCCGCCCGATGGAGCTGTATATCAATGGCGAACTGGTGAGCAAGTGGGATGAATGAGTTTAAGCGTTTTGAAGACCGGCTGACCGGACTGATTGAGTCGCTGTCACCGTCAGGGCGTCGGCGACTGGCGGTAGATATTGCGAAGAAACTGCGCCAGCGCCAGCAGCAGCGAATTAAATTACAAAAAGGCCCGGATGGTACGCCGTATGTACCGAGAAAAAACCAACCAGTGCGAAATAAGAAAGGCCGGATAAAGCGGGAAATGTTTGTGAAATTACGCACTAACCGGTTTATGAAAGCAACAGCTAGCGAGAGTGCGGCGGTGGTGGAGTTTACTGGTAAGGTTGAGTGTATTGCGAGAGTACATCAATTTGGGTTGGCTGATAAGCCTAGTTACAACAGTAAGGCTGTGGTTTATCCTGTTCGTATACTTATGGGAATCTCAGAGCGTGATACGAAATTTGTTGAAGAAGTTATTATTCGCTACCTATCTCATTAGGGACGATGAAAATATAGTTTCATCAGCTATATTCTAGTATATAAAATACTAAGGCTACACTAGCCGTGTAGCCTTGGTATATGTTTGGGATATTATATAACTAAATCCAGCGGAGGTAGAATAGTAAGTAAGGATCTCTGATGTCTAATACATCGCTTTCTTGATCCCACTCGATAATACTGCTATTTGCAGCATCGTTGGCAATAGCAGTTGAGTGCTGACATGCACTGGTTATACTAGAACCGCTTGGGCTATCGCCATGACATAACGAGGTCACTCGAGATACTAAGTCAGAATAACGAAATGTCAGCGTCGGAGGATTAGAAGCAATGGCTTTTAATAAAAAGACATAAACATCGCCTTGCCAGCCATCTTTTGATATATATGATTTTCTATCAGAACCACGCACTTTAGGTCCTTCGCGCATTTTATCCACAATCGTGCTGTAATCTGCTGACTGAAGTGTACGTTTGCACACTCTTTGCAATGTGGCAATATCTTTTTGATATTTTATTGAAGTATCAGAAGTCTCTCTGACATTCATTTCAAAACAAGAGTTTAAGCATAAATATTGCATTAGTTGTGGTGAGCCTGCGGACTCTTTTACTAACTCACTTATAACTTCATCAGAGGCATCTATATTGAGTAGTTTGAATCCTTTCTGGGCAATAATTTTTAAGGTTGATTCATCCCAATAATCAAAATCAATATTAAATATCCGACCTCGTAAGTCAGAGTTACCCCGAAGAACATCATCAGAATGATATGGCACTGATGCACAAATAAATTTGCAGCCATTAGCTATGGCATCTTTTATTTGTCGTGATAGTTCGGCTTGAGCTTCTTTAGCAATATAGTGAAAATCATCGATAAAGATAACATAATCTGTGTTTGCGATTTCTCGCTTCATTAGTTGAAAGAGATCTATCGCAAATGATTCTGAGGTTTGATCTGCTGTACTATAACCAGCGGATGCAGACCCTTTAAGACTACCTTTTGCTAAAATTACACCAGCTTGGGCAGATAATTCTCCTGTACCTGAAAATGATGAGGTGCCAGTTTTACTTTGAACTTGGGTTACTGGTACACCAAGTATGTCGAAAACGCGCTTCCATAAATCATTAGCAGATTGAACCCCTGCTCCAGTTACTTCGATTAGCCTCTGGGTTCCAAGTACTTTCTTAACAAAGACAGTTTTTCCTGATTTTGATGGGCCAGAGATAGAAATCAGCATGGTGCCCATCTCAAGTGTATCGATTAACTGTTGCTGTTTGGATACTAGGTGATCCTCAACCAGTGTGTGGTTGGGATAACCGCCTGGGATAAAAACCTCTGTCGCCTTCATATATCAACGCCAACATTATTAATGGTATGCCAATTTTACGTTGTAAGAGGATCAATACAAGTTCCATTTATTGCCTGTGAGTGCTGAAAAATTCAATATTTGAAAAATGAATATAAATCACTCATTACAAGAGCTTGCGCGTGCACTGCGCAACATGATCCGCACCGGTATTATTGTCGAAACCGACCTTAACGCCGGTCGCTGCCGTGTGCAGACCGGCGGCATGTGCACTGACTGGCTTCAGTGGCTGACCCATCGTGCTGGACGTTCACGCACATGGTGGGCACCTTCGGTGGGGGAACAGGTGCTGATTCTGGCCGTGGGCGGTGAACTCGACACGGCGTTCGTTCTGCCGGGGATTTATTCCGGCGATAACCCCGCGCCGTCTGCGTCGGCGGATGCCCTGCATATCCGTTTCCCTGACGGGGCGGTGATTGAGTATGAACCTGAAACCAGCGCACTCACGGTAAGCGGAATTAAAACGGCCAGCGTGACGGCTTCTGATTCTGTTACTGCCACGGTGCCGGTGGTCATGGTGAAAGCATCAACCCGCATCACCCTGGACACACCGGAGGTGGTCTGCACCAACAGGCTGATTACCGGCACGCTGGAAGTGCAGAAGGGCGGGACGATGCGCGGCAACATTGAACACACCGGCGGTGAACTCTCATCAAACGGTAAGGTATTGCATACCCATAAACACCCCGGCGACAGCGGCGGCACAACCGGGAGTCCTCTATGACAGCGCGTTATCTCGGAATGAATCGCAGTGATGGCCTGACTGTCACTGACCTTGAGCATATCAGCCAGAGTATCGGCGATATCCTGCGTACACCGGTCGGCTCACGGGTGATGCGTCGTGATTACGGCTCGTTGCTGGCGTCAATGATTGACCAGCCGCAGACTCCGGCGCTTGAGTTGCAGATTAAGGTCGCCTGTTACATGGCGGTGCTGAAATGGGAACCCCGCGTCACCCTGTCATCCGTCACCACGGCGCGCAGCTTTGACGGTCGAATGACAGTTACGTTAACCGGCCAGCATAACGACACCGGCCAGCCACTTTCGTTAACCATCCCTGTGAGTTGAAACCATGCCGATTATCGACCTGAACCAGCTACCCGCACCGGATGTGGTTGAGGAGCTGGACTTTGAAACCATTCTCGCCGAACGCAAGGCGACACTGATTTCCCTTTACCCGGAAGACCAGCAGGAGGCGGTCGCCCGTACCCTGACGCTGGAATCTGAGCCTCTCGTCAAACTGCTGGAGGAAAATGCTTATCGTGAGCTTATCTGGCGTCAGCGTGTGAATGAGGCCGCACGGGCGGTAATGCTGGCCTGTGCCGCCGGTAATGACCTTGATGTGATTGGTGCCAATTACAACACCACGCGCCTGACTATCACCCCGGCAGATGATTCGACTATCCCGCCGACACCGGCAGTGATGGAGTCTGACACGGATTATCGTCTGCGTATTCAGCAGGCGTTTGAAGGCTTAAGCGTCGCCGGGTCGGTGGGAGCCTATCAGTATCATGGTCGCAGTGCTGACGGGCGTGTCGCGGATATCTCTGTCACCAGTCCGTCTCCGGCCTGCGTCACTATCTCCGTGCTGTCACGTGAAAATAACGGCGTCGCATCCGAAGACCTGCTGGCCGTGGTGCGTAACGCCCTTAATGGCGAGGACGTCAGGCCGGTGGCCGACCGCGTGACCGTGCAGTCTGCCGCCATTGTTGAATATCAGATAAACGCCACACTTTACCTTTACCCAGGTCCCGAAAGCGAACCCATCCGCGCTGCTGCCGTGAAAAAACTGGAAGCGTATATCACGGCACAGCACCGGCTGGGGCGCGACATCCGTCTGTCTGCCATTTATGCCGCTTTGCATGTGGAAGGCGTGCAGCGTGTCGAACTGACTGCACCGCTGGCCGACATCGTGCTCAACAGTACGCAGGCGTCTTTCTGTACCGAATACCGCGTCGTGACCGGAGGCTCGGATGAGTGATTCGCGACTGCTGCCGACCGGCTCATCACCGCTTGAAGTTGCTGCCGCAAAAGCCTGTGCGGAAATTGAAAAAACGCCGGTCAGGATTCGTGAACTGTGGAACCCGGATACCTGTCCGGCAAATCTGCTGCCGTGGCTGGCGTGGGCGTTTTCGGTCGACAGGTGGGATGAAAAGTGGCCGGAAGCGACAAAACGCGCCGTTATCCGCGATGCCTATTTCATCCACTGTCATAAAGGCACTATTGGCGCAATCCGGCGTGTGGTGGAGCCGCTCGGCTATCTCATCAACGTGACGGAGTGGTGGGAAAACAGTGACCCGCCCGGCACCTTCCGGCTTGATATTGGTGTACTGGAAAGCGGCATCACAGAGGCAATGTATCAGGAAATGGAACGGCTGATTGCTGATGCCAAACCTGCAAGCCGCCATCTTATTGGCCTGAACATTACCCGGGACATTCCCGGCTACCTGTTCGCCGGTGGTGTGGCTTACGACGGCGATGTAATTACGGTTTACCCCGGATAAGTGAGGAATAATGAGCACAAAATTCAGAACCGTTATCACCACTGCCGGTGCAGCAAAGCTGGCAGCGGCAACCGCACCGGGAGGGCGGAAGGTCAACATTACCACGATGGCCGTCGGGGATGGCGGTGGTAAATTGCCTGTCCCGGATGCCGGACAGACCGGGCTTATCCACGAAGTCTGGCGACATGCGCTGAACAAAATCAGCCAGGACAAACGAAACAGTAATTATATTATCGCAGAGCTGGTTATTCCGCCGGAGGTGGGCGGTTTCTGGATGCGTGAACTTGGCCTGTACGATGATGCGGGAACGCTAATTGCCGTGGCGAACATGGCCGAAAGTTATAAGCCAGCCCTTGCCGAAGGCTCAGGGCGTTCGCAGACCTGCCGCATGGTCATCATCGTCAGCAGTGTGGCCTCAGTGGAGCTGACCATTGACACCACAACGGTGATGGCAACGCAGGATTACGTTGATGACAAAATTGCAGAACATGAACAGTCACGACGTCACCCTGACGCCTCGCTGACCGCAAAAGGTTTTACTCAGTTAAGCAGTGCGACCAACAGCACGTCTGAAACACTGGCTGCAACGCCGAAAGCGGTAAAGACCGCCTATGACCTTGCTAACGGGAAATATACCGCGCAGGATGCCACCACCGCGCGAAAAGGCCTTGTTCAGCTCAGTAGTGCGACTAACAGCACGTCTGAAACGCTCGCCGCAACGCCGAAAGCGGTAAAGGCCGCGTATGACCTTGCTAACGGGAAATATACCGCACAGGACGCCACCACAGCGCGAAAAGGTCTTGTCCAGCTCAGTAGCGTCACCAACAGCGATTCTGAAACGCTTGCGGCAACACCAAAGGCGGTTAAGACAGCGTATGACCTTGCTAACGGGAAATACACTGCACAGGATGCCACCACGGCGCGAAAAGGTCTTGTCCAGCTCAGTAGCGCCACCAACAGTGATTCTGAAACCCTCGCGGCAACGCCAAAAGCAGTGAAGTCTGCCTATGACAATGCTGAAAAACGTCTTCAGAAAGATCAGAACGGTGCGGATATTCCGGGAAAGGATACCTTCACGAAAAATATCGGTGCCTGTCGTGCTTATAGCGGCGCTTTGAGCACTGAAGCCGGAAACTGGACAACCGCTCAGTTTATTGAATGGCTGGATTCCCGTGGTGCATTTAATCATCCGTACTGGATGTGCAAAGGCTCCTGGTCATATGCAAATAACAAAATCATTACGGATACCGGATGTGGTGATATCCACCTGGCTGGTTGTGTCGTCGAGGTCATGGGAACAAAATCTGCAATCACCATCCGAGTGACAACGCCGACAACATCAAGTGGTGGCGGTACAACCAGCGCGCAATTCACTTACATTAATCATGGGGACGGCTACTCCCCCGGCTGGCGTCGTGACTGGAATCGTCAGGGCGACGCAATGACCGGAACGATTAATCAGGACGGCGGAAGCCAGAATACCTATATGTCTACGGCCTTATGTTCAGGCACCAGAGGCGGCAAAAAATATCTCAGAAAGTTTCGTGGTGGAGAAGGAGACACTATCTGGCATGAAACAGTACAGGGCGGGGTTGTTCGCTGGGCGACTGGTAATACTGATGCTCAGGAAGAATTATCACTCAGCTCCGCTTATGGTCTCCGTTCAAGAGGTGAGATTACATCAAGCAGTGCTAATGGTCTGCGCATTGCTTATGGCAATTATGGATTCTTTATCAGGAATGATGGCAGCAGCACTTATTTTATGTTGACTAAATCAGGTGACAGATTAGGCACTTATAATAATTTAAGACCACTGATTATAAATGATGCCACGGGTGCTGTATCAATGGGGCATGGCCTGAGTGTTACTGGTGATATTGTCTCAAGTACCAAAGTACGTGCCGGTAGCGGGAAAAAATTCACGGTCAGCAGCAGTAATACATCCACGAAGGAAGCCGCATTCAATTTGTGGGGAAACTCAAGTCGTCCGGTGGTGGCTGAATTAGGTGATGATGCAGGCTGGCATTTTTACAGTCAGAGAAATACAGATAACAGCATCACTTTTGCTGTTAACGGTCAGGTATCACCATCTAACTATAGTAATTTTGATTCCCGTTATGTACGCGATATCCGGCTTGGGACTCGAGTTGTCCAGACCATGCAGAAAGGGGTGATGTATGAGAAAGCAGGGCACGTAATTACCGGGCTTGGTATTGTCGGTGAAGTCGATGGTGATGATCCCGCAGTATTCAGACCAATACAAAAATACATCAATGGCACATGGTATAACGTCGCACAGGTGTAATTTATGCAGCATTTAAAAAATATTACTGCGGGTAATCCAAAAACTGTTGCCCAATATCAACTGACAAAAAATTTTGATGTTATCTGGTTATGGTCCGAAGAGGGAAAAAACTGGTATGAGGAAGTAAGTAATTTTCAGGAAGACACGATAAAGATTGTTTACGACGAGAATAATATAATTGTCGGCATCACCAGAGATGCTTCAACGCTCAACCCTGAAGGTTTTAGCGTTGTCGAGGTTCCTGATATTACCGCCAACCGACGTGCTGATGACTCAGGTAAATGGATGTTTAAGGATGGTGCCGTGATTAAGAGGATTTATACGGCAGACGAACAGCAACAACAGGCAGAATCACAAAAGGCCGCGTTACTTTCCGAAGCGGAAAGCGTTATTCAGCCACTGGAGCGCGCTGTCAGGCTGAACATGGCAACAGATGAGGAGCGTAGCCGACTGGAAGCATGGGAACGCTACAGTGTTCTGGTCAGCCGTGTGGATCCTGCAAATCCTGAATGGCCGGAAATGCCGCAATAAGTTGTATGAGCTGACATATCTATAGCACAGAGTAAAGCCTAATCTGACAGTCCGCTCTGTGCAAGGAGCGGACATTACCTAACACATTGGTAACCTTCACAGATTTACGCGTTCTACATAGTTAGCATTGTATCTGATGAGTTATCATGTTTTAAAATATCCAACTGATAAATCCACCTGAATACTTTTCACTAATTTTGATTGCATAAAGATCATGAAGAGTTATAAATAAATCATTATCTTCTTTGAAAATTAACTCCTCATATTCTGCCATTATCAAATTATGCTGTGTTGTTAGTTTAGATATGTTATCTATTTCACTGGCAAGCATGGATTTGTTTACATTGGTGTGTGGATCCATGGCAATATATTTCCGCATCAATGGAATTAGTTGATCAGGGTCTATATTTTTTGCATTTTCCTTTGCTTTTTTTTGTCTTTCTGAATAGATGGAGTTAATTGTGTCAGTGTGTTTTTTCGCCAGTCTCTTAAACTCTGGATATGAACCAGTAACTAATGCAAGCTCTTCGTACTTAAGGAATAAATCGATATTGCATTTTTTTACCGTCATTTCAAGATCTTCAACTCTTTTTTTTAACTCTTCATTTGTTTTAATAAGAGACATCGGGAGAACTTCATAATGTTGTCCTAATTCTGAATCAGGGCTCATTGCCATATGTACTATTTCATTATACATGAGCTGATAAGAAGCAGATAACTCTCCATACTTTAGAAATAGTTCATTATGTGAAGATGAACAAGAACTTTGTAATTTCATCATTGGTCTAAAGTAATCCTTTATAAACTCCTCCTGAAGATCTTGGTCTTTTTTGTAGCTCTCTAGGATTCCAGCAAAAAGAAATGACCCTAAAGATATAGAGATTATGGATATTAGCAATTGACTAAGGAATGATTGTGTTTCATTACTCATAAAACATCCTTAAAAAATAACACGAAAAGTGACTCCTGACAGGGAAGAAACGACAGGTCGGAAACAAACTTAACTGATGAGTTAGCCGTAGTCCAGAACCTTGTTTGAACACTTAGTGTGACTGTTTGCATCTCAGGAATTTGTGCCAATAACATTTGAATCCTTATAATTTATTTAAATCAAATTTAGTTACTCGCTCAAAGCAGGCTGTCAGATTTGATAGCATTTGGGCTATGTAAATTGTCAGGCGGAAAATGAGTGAGTACAAATCAGGACAGGCGGGCGAATTGCCCGCCTTTTCTTTATCTGTTGTTTCATCCACTGACCAGCCAGGTCAAATAGCGTCTCATGCTCTGCACAACAGAAAATAGTTGCACCCATTAACCACGGAGTTAAACGGATGAGTGACTATCATCACGGCGTGCAGGTGCTGGAGATTAACGACGGCACCCGCGTCATTTCCACCGTATCCACTGCCATTGTCGGCATGGTCTGCACGGCCAGCGATGCGGATGCGGAAACTTTCCCCCTCAATAAACCTGTGTTGATTACCAATGTGCAGAGCGCAATTGCAAAGGCCGGTAAAAAAGGCACGCTGGCGGCATCGTTGCAGGCCATCGCCGACCAGTCAAAACCGGTCACCGTTGTCGTGCGTGTGGAAGACGGCACCGGCGACGACGAGGAAACGAAACTTGCGCAGACCGTTTCCAATATCATCGGCACCACCGACGAAAACGGTCAGTACACCGGACTGAAAGCCCTGCTGGCGGCGGAGTCGGTAACCGGTGTTAAACCGCGTATTCTCGGTGTGCCGGGACTGGATACCAAAGAGGTGGCTGTTGCACTGGCATCCGTCTGTCAGAAGCTGCGCGCTTTCGGATATATCAGCGCATGGGGCTGTAAGACCATTTCCGAGGTGAAAGCCTACCGCCAGAATTTCAGCCAGCGTGAGCTGATGGTCATCTGGCCGGATTTCCTCGCATGGGATACGGTCACCAGTACCACCGCCACCGCGTATGCCACCGCCCGTGCGCTGGGTCTGCGCGCTAAAATCGACCAGGAGCAGGGCTGGCATAAAACGCTGTCCAATGTCGGGGTAAACGGTGTTACCGGCATCAGCGCCTCTGTATTCTGGGATTTGCAGGAGTCCGGCACCGATGCTGACCTGTTGAACGAGTCAGGTGTCACAACGCTGATTCGCCGTGACGGTTTCCGCTTCTGGGGTAACCGTACCTGCTCTGATGACCCACTGTTCCTCTTTGAAAACTACACCCGCACCGCGCAGGTGCTGGCCGACACGATGGCTGAGGCGCACATGTGGGCGGTGGATAAGCCCATCACCGCAACGCTGATTCGCGACATCGTTGACGGCATCAATGCCAAATTCCGTGAGCTGAAAACAAACGGCTATATCGTGGATGCGACCTGCTGGTTCAGCGAAGAATCCAACGATGCGGAAACCCTCAAGGCCGGAAAACTGTATATCGACTATGACTATACCCCGGTGCCTCCTCTCGAAAACCTGACCCTGCGCCAGCGTATTACTGATAAATATCTGGCAAATCTGGTCACCTCGGTTAACAGCAATTAAGGAGCCTGACCGATGGCAATGCCGCGCAAACTCAAGTTAATGAACGTCTTTCTGAACGGCTACAGCTATCAGGGCGTTGCAAAGTCCGTCACGCTGCCAAAACTGACCCGTAAGCTCGAAAACTATCGCGGTGCGGGGATGAACGGCAGCGCACCGGTAGACCTCGGCCTTGATGACGATGCGCTGTCAATGGAGTGGTCGCTCGGGGGCTTCCCGGATTCGGTTATCTGGGAACTTTACGCCGCAACCGGTGTGGATGCCGTACCGATTCGTTTTGCAGGCTCTTACCAGCGCGACGATACCGGCGAAACGGTGGCCGTCGAGGTGGTCATGCGTGGACGTCAGAAAGAAATCGACACCGGCGAGGGGAAACAGGGAGAAGATACCGAGTCGAAAATCTCCGTGGTCTGCACTTATTTCCGGCTGACGATGGACGGTAAGGAGCTGGTCGAAATTGACACCATCAACATGATTGAGAAGGTGAACGGCGTCGACCGGCTGGAGCAACACCGCCGCAATATCGGCCTGTGATTTTCATCCGGTCAGCCAGGCTGACCGGTTAACCCCGATTCAGAAGTGAGAAAACCATGAACAAAGAAAATGTGATTACCCTGGACAATCCGGTCAAGCGTGGTGAGCAGGTTATCGAACAGGTCACGCTGATGAAACCCAATGCCGGGACGCTGCGCGGTGTCAGTCTGGCAGCGGTCGCGAACTCCGAAGTCGATGCACTGATTAAGGTGCTGCCGCGCATGACGGCACCGATGCTGACCGAGCAGGAAGTCGCCGCGCTGGAACTGCCTGACCTTGTGGCGCTGGCCGGTAAGGTGGTCGGTTTTTTGTCGCCGAACTCGGTGCAGTGACGTTTCCGAAAAACCTCTCGGTCGATGACCTGATGGCGGATGTGGCAGTGATATTTCACTGGCCGCCATCAGAACTGTATCCCATGAGCCTGACCGAACTCATCACATGGCGCGAAAAGGCGCTCCGGCGAAGCGGAAACACGAATGAGTAACAATGTAAAATTACAGGTATTGCTCAGGGCTGTTGACAAGGCATCCCGCCCGTTTAAATCCATCCGTACAGCGAGCAAGTCGCTGTCGGGGGATATCCGGGAAACACAAAAATCACTGCGCGAGCTGAACGGTCACGCATCCCGTATTGAGGGGTTCCGCAAGACCAGTGCACAGCTCGCCGTGACTGGTCATGCACTTGAAAAGGCGCGGCAGGAAGCCGAAGCCCTTGCCACACAGTTTAAAAATACCGAACGACCGACCCGTGCTCAGGCGAAAGTGCTGGAATCCGCAAAGCGTGCGGCGGAGGACTTACAGGCGAAATATAACCGCCTGACGGATTCCGTTAAACGCCAGCAGCGGGAACTGGCCGCTGTGGGAATTAATACCCGCAATCTTGCACATGATGAGCAGGGACTGAAAAACCGTATCAGTGAAACCACCGCACAGCTTAACCGTCAGCGCGACGCGCTGGCGCGTGTCAGTGCGCAACAGGCAAAACTTAACGCAGTCAAACAGCGTTATCAGGCCGGAAAGGAACTGGCCGGAAATATGGCCTCAGTGGGCGCTGCCGGTGTGGGGATTGCGGCGGCGGGAACGATGGCCGGTGTTAAGCTACTGATGCCCGGTTATGAGTTTGCGCAGAAAAACTCAGAATTGCAGGCCGTGCTAGGTGTGGCAAAAGACTCCGCCGAAATGGCCGCACTCCGCAAGCAGGCGCGCCAGCTCGGCGACAATACCGCCGCCTCGGCAGATGATGCAGCCGGTGCGCAGATTATTATTGCGAAAGCCGGTGGGGATGTTGATGCCATTCAGGCGGCAACGCCGGTCACGCTGAACATGGCGCTGGCGAACCGCCGCACGATGGAAGAAAACGCCGCCCTGTTGATGGGGATGAAATCCGCCTTTCAGCTTTCAAACGATAAGGTCGCTCATATCGGGGATGTTCTCTCCATGACGATGAACAAAACCGCCGCCGATTTTGACGGCATGAGCGATGCGCTGACCTATGCCGCACCTGTGGCAAAAAATGCCGGTGTCAGCATTGAAGAAACCGCCGCAATGGTCGGGGCGCTGCATGATGCAAAAATTACCGGTTCAATGGCGGGGACGGGAAGCCGTGCCGTGTTAAGCCGCCTGCAGGCACCGACGGGAAAAGCATGGGATGCACTGAAAGAGCTTGGTGTGAAAACCTCAGACAGCAAGGGAAACACCCGGCCAGTATTTACCATTCTGAAAGAAATGCAGGCCAGTTTTGAGAAAAACCGGCTCGGTACTGCCCAGCAGGCTGAATACATGAAAACCATTTTCGGGGAGGAGGCCAGCTCAGCCGCCGCCGTGCTGATGACTGCCGCCTCAACCGGAAAGCTGGACAAACTGACCGCTGCGTTTAAAGCCTCAGACGGGAAGACCGCCGAGCTGGTAAATATCATGCAGGACAACCTCGGCGGTGACTTTAAGGAGTTTCAGTCCGCTTATGAGGCGGTGGGGACAGACCTGTTTGACCAGCAGGAAGGCGCACTGCGTAAGCTTACGCAGACGGCCACAAAGTATGTGTTAAAACTCGACGGCTGGATACAGAAAAACAAATCACTGGCGTCAACCATCGGCCTCATTGTCGGTGGCGCACTGGCGCTGACTGGCATCATCGGTGCCATTGGTCTTGTAGCCTGGCCGGTTATCACCGGCATTAATGCCATCATCGCGGCAGCAGGCGCAATGGGGGCAATTTTCACGACGGTTGGCAGTGCTGTTATGACCGCCATCGGGGCGATTAGCTGGCCGGTTGTGGCCGTGGTGGCCGCCATTGTCGCCGGGGCGTTACTTATCCGTAAATACTGGGAGCCTGTCAGCGCATTCTTTGGCGGTGTGGTGGAAGGGCTGAAAGCGGCATTTGCGCCGGTGGGGGAGCTGTTCACGCCACTGAAACCGGTGTTTGACTGGCTGGGCGAAAAGTTACAGGCTGCGTGGCAGTGGTTTAAAAGCCTGATTGCCCCGGTCAAAGCCACTCAGGACACCCTGAACAGTTGCCGTGACACGGGTGTCATGTTCGGGCAGGCACTGGCTGACGCGCTGATGCTGCCGCTTAATGCGTTCAACAAACTGCGCAGCGGTATTGACTGGGTACTGGAAAAACTCGGGGTTATCAACAAAGAGTCAGACACACTTGACCAGACCGCCGCAAGGACTCATGCCGCCACGTATGGCACCGGTGGTTATATTCCGGCGACCAGCTCTTATGCAGGTTATCAGGCTTATCAGCCGGTTACGGCACCGGCTGGCCGCTCTTATGTGGACCAGAGTAAAAACGAATATCACATCAGCCTGACGGGTGGTACTGCGCCGGGGACACAGCTTGACCGCCAGTTACAGGATGCGCTCGAAAAATACGAGCGGGATAAACGTGCGCGCGCCCGTGCCAGCATGATGCATGACGGTTAAGGAGGTGACGAAAAATGATGCTCGCGTTAGGTATGTTTGTTTTTATGCGCCAGACGCTGCCACACCAGACCATGCAGCGTGAATCAGATTATCGCTGGCCGTCAAATTCCCGTATCGGTAAACGGGACGCTTTTCAGTTTCTCGGTGTGGGTGAGGAAAACATCACGCTGGCCGGTGTGCTTTATCCCGAACTGACCGGCGGAAAGCTGACGATGACCACGCTCAGGATGATGGCAGAGGAAGGCCGGGCGTGGCCGTTGCTGGATGGCACCGGCATGATTTACGGCATGTATGTCATCAGCAGGGTAAGTGAAACAGGGAGTATTTTCTTTGCAGACGGCACACCCCGGAAAATTGATTTTACGCTGTCGCTCACCCGCGTTGATGAATCACTGGCCGCGCTTTATGGCGATATCGGTAAACAGGCGGAATCGCTCATCGGTAAAGCTGGCAGTATGGCGACCAGATTCACGGGGATGACGGGGGCGGGATAATGCTGGATGCACTGACATTTGATGCAGGCAGTACGCTGACGCCGGATTACATGCTGATGCTCGACAGCAGGGATATTACCGGCAATATCAGCGACCGTCTGATGAGCATGACCCTGACGGATAACCGGGGCTTTGAGGCTGACCAGCTTGATATTGAACTGAACGATGCCGACGGGCAGGTCGGGCTACCGGTTCGTGGCGCTGTCCTGACGGTGTATATCGGCTGGAAAGGTTTTGCCCTGGTATGCAAAGGGAAATTCACCGTTGATGAGGTTGAACACCGGGGCGCGCCGGATGTGGTCACCATCCGCGCCCGGAGTGCAGATTTTCGCGGGACGCTCAATTCCCGCCGGGAAGGCTCCTGGCATGACACCACACTCGGTGCGATTGTTGAAGCGATAGCCTCCCGTAACAGGCTGGAAGCCAGTGTCGCTCCGTCACTGGCCGGAATTAAAATCCCGCACATCGACCAGTCGCAGGAGTCTGATGCGAAATTCCTGACCCGTCTTGCAGAACGCAACGGCGGTGAGGTGTCGGTAAAAATGGGAAAACTGTTGTTTCTCAAAGCGGGGCAGGGGGTGACGGCCAGCGGTAAAAAAATCCCGCAGATTACCATCACCCGCAGCGACGGCGACCGTCATCATTTTGCGATTGCTGACCGTGGAGCTTACACCGGCGTAACGGCAAAGTGGTTACACACCAAAGACCCGAAGCCGCAAAAGCAGAAGGTAAAACTGAAACGCAAAAAGAAAGAAAAACACCTGCGCGCACTGGAGCACCCGAAAGCGAAACCGGTCACGCAGAAGAAAGCGCCAAAAGTACCGGAAGCGCGCGAAGGTGAATACATGGCCGGTGAGGCTGACAACGTTTTTGCCCTGACTACGGTATATGCCACGAAAGCGCAGGCCATGCGCGCCGCTCAGGCGAAGTGGGATAAACTGCAACGGGGTGTGGCGGAGTTCTCCATCAGCCTGGCTACCGGTCGGGCAGATATTTACACGGAAACACCGGTTAAAGTGTCAGGCTTTAAGCGCGTCATAGACGAGCAGGACTGGACAATCACTAAGGTGACACATTTTCTGAATAATAGCGGCTTCACGACGTCCTTAGAGCTTGAGGTCAGGCTTTCTGATGTGGAGTACGAAACAGAAGATGATGAGTGATGTTTTTATTTTATCTGTTTGTTTTATAAGGATAAATTAACTAAAATGGCACCATCAATAAAACCGGAAGAGGTGCTCGCGATGTTTCATTGTCCTTTATGCCAGCATGCCGCACATGCGCGTACAAGCCGCTATATCACTGACACGACAAAAGAGCGTTATCACCAGTGTCAGAACGTGAATTGCAGCGCCACGTTCATCACTTATGAGTCGGTACAGCGATACATCGTGAAGCCGGGAGAAGTCCACGCCGTAAGGCCACACCCGTTGCCGTCAGGGCAGCAAATTATGTGGATGTAATTACAAACAGAAAGCCCCTCAGTCGAGGGGCTTTTTTGTCGATGTGGTCAATGTGTGGACGTGACCAGAAATAAATCCTTTTATTTCAATTTGTTGTACGTAAAAAATAAGCCCGTGTAAGGGAGATTACACAGGCTAAGGAGGTGGTTCCTGGTACAGCTAGCATTTTATGGGTTATGTTTTTCAGCGAAACGGATGATAACCTTAATAAATGCAGCTGTATGTGATCGGTTTCTAAGAATTTTCCATCCGGGAAAAATAATCGAAATTAATCACTTACCGTGGGGATTACGCGTGGTTTCCCCGGAGAAATTACGCATCAGCAGCGCGTAATTGAGCTCAAGATCCTGCGGGACCGGGAGCCACACAGTATAACCATCGCCTGGTGCTATCGGCATAGCTTCGCCTTTGGCGTTTTCCATGTGCTCAAGGGTAAAATTAATGTTGCCTTGCGGCGTCATCAGCTCAAGGCTGTCGCCAACGGAGAATTTATTTTTCACCGCTACCGCCGCGAGGTCCCCCTTGCGCTCACCGGTAAACTCACCAACAAACTGCTGGCGGTCAGAAACTGAATAACCGTATTCGTAGTTCTGATAATCGTCGTGAGTATGACGACGCAGGAAACCTTCGGTATAGCCACGATGCGCCAGACCTTCCAGAGTTTCCAGCAGGCTGGTATCGAACGGTTTTCCCGCAGCGGCGTCATCGATAGCTTTGCGGTAAACCTGTGCGGTGCGTGCACAATAGTAGAAAGATTTGGTACGACCTTCGATTTTCAGCGAATGCACGCCCATTTTGGTCAGGCGTTCTACATGGGCGATGGCGCGCAGATCTTTCGAGTTCATGATGTAAGTGCCGTGCTCATCTTCAAACGCGGTCATATACTCGCCCGGACGCTGGGCCTCTTCGATCATAAACACTTTGTCGGTTGGTGCGCCGATACCCAGCGTCGGCTCAACATTTTGCACCGGAATCGGCTCGTACTTGTGTACGATGTTGCCAACATCATCTTCTTTCCCTTCCTGGACGTTGTACTCCCAGCGGCAGGCGTTGGTGCAGGTGCCCTGGTTCGGGTCGCGCTTGTTGATATAGCCAGAGAGCAGGCAGCGACCGGAGTAGGCCATGCACAGCGCGCCGTGAACGAAGATCTCGATCTCCATATCCGGCACCTGATTGCGGATCTCTTCAATCTCTTCCAGCGACAGCTCGCGAGAGAGGATCACGCGGGTCAGGCCCATTTGCTGCCAGAATTTCACCGTCGCCCAGTTCACGGCGTTAGCCTGCACCGAAAGGTGGATCGGCATTTCAGGGAAGTGCTCACGCACCAGCATAATCAGCCCTGGATCGGACATAATCAGCGCATCCGGCCCCATTTCCACCACCGGTTTCAGGTCACGGATAAAGGTTTTCAGCTTGGCGTTGTGCGGTGCAATGTTGACCACGACATAAAACTTTTTCCCCAGCGCGTGGGCTTCATTGATGCCGAGCTGAAGATTTTCGTGGTTGAATTCGTTGTTGCGCACACGCAGGGAATAACGCGGCTGGCCCGCATAAACAGCATCTGCGCCATAAGCGAAAGCGTAACGCATATTTTTCAGCGTTCCCGCCGGGGAAAGGAGTTCCGGTTTAAACAT